GTATCTGGTTTAGTAACGTCAGGCTCACAAGGAAATCCAACCTTCTGCATATACTGAGCCATTGGGTCTTTCATATCAGCCCGAACTGTCCTAATATAATGCTTAGAAAAGCGTGGGTGAATACCACTAGCACTGTTAGTAAGCTGAGATACAGTACCGGAAGGCTTAACACAAGTAATAGCTGCGGCAGGATTGATACCAAGCTTTGCTGCCCATTTTTTGTTTGTTTCAAGACAGGTTCTCCTGAGCACAACAAGGTACTCTTCTAATAGCTCTTGGCCTTCTGAACCGGACAATACACTATGGTCCATAATGCCTGTCATAGATACACCTAACAACGCTTCTTCTTCTGTATTCCTCTTCCAGATCTTACGAAGATATCGGAAGTTAGTCAGAGAAGCTTGAAGGGTACCAAAGATAGTTGCTACAGTTGCTTTGTACTTAAGGTCTTCAAGGCTGTCGCCTTCACGAACAATGATCTCGCTCAGGTTACAGAATTGGTTAGGTCTCAGTATAATCTCACTGCAGGGGTTGCAGCCAAAGGCATGATTAGGATCTCTCCTACCATGTGACTCTACAATCTTCTTACAGGCTAAACGAGAAAAAATACCTCTCTCTCCTGACATGGAGTCGTAGAGTGACTTGGCTTCATTAAGGAAGAAAGGAAAGTCTGGTTTCTTATCGTATACTGCTGAGTTATTGGCCAACGCCCTCTCACCGTGTTCCATCCACCAGGATCCAGACTTAGCGTTACGGACACGATCATCGGTAGGATCGCTGAGCGATATAAGTGCACTACGTCTTACTCCTCCCACGACAATTACTTCAGCTATCTTACAACACAGATCGTGGCATTCCAGAGTTGTTAGCTGTCTACCTGCAGCGATCTTAAAAGTCTCAACTGTGTAGGTCATTAATGCTTGAAGAGGTGCAGGTCCACTTGCGCGGCCTCCGAAGGTCTTTAGGGGAGCCCCAGCTGGCCTCACCTTTGAGGTATCCCAAGTAGGTACTTTACCAGCATACAGCAAAGCAACAAGCTCTCGTATAGCTTCACACCAACCCATCTTAGAATCAGCTACCATAATGACAACATCTGAGTTAGTTAGCTCATCTGCTACTACAGGTAGATTTTCTATGAGTTAGTTAGCTCATCTGCTACTACAGGTAGATTTTCTACATATTGACGCTCAACCGAGAACCCTACACCAGTACCGCATAAGAGAATGTACATTAGCTCTGAGAATGCCAGAGGGTGGTCGATAGCTACATAGCTGCAGTTGAAACCCGCAACGTTGTCCCTATCAAGAGCCTTGCCAGCAGTCATTAAAGTTCTCATGCTTGGCATCACATGACCTTCATGTACAGCCTTGTAGAGCTCTTTGCCTTCTTTACTGCTGATCTTCTCTTTGCTCTCCCAGAAGTCTATGAGCCTCTGACAGGTTTCTGACCACTGCTCTCTGCGCCCTTCATCGGGCAACCACCTCGCATATCTTGAGGCGGCGATAAAGGCTTCATAGTTGCCCATCCATTCAGGATTTTCTTTCATTATTATTATCTCCTTTGTTAAAATTCATCCTCTACTTTACCTTTAATTTTGTTGTAGTAATGTTCTTTCTCTTCTTCAGATATAGAGATGATACGGTTACCCAGTAGGCAACCATACTTCGCCTCTTTATCTAATACTGCTTTCTGCAGGGTAGGTCTTACCCCGCTGTTAGGGGCTAGAATATGAATGATAGCTTCTAGAGCAGCCACAACGTCAGCTGCTTCTTCGTAGATGTCATCCGTATTATACTCATCAAGGTGCCCTGAAGTCTCAGCAAGAAACTCCTCAACCTCTTCTTTAAGCTTACTCCTTGCAAAGTGTAGCTTATTGATGTGCATATCCTTGAGCCTGTCTTCAAGCTCTTCTGGCTTATAGCCATGATGCCTTTCAAATAGCTCTGGGATTTTGTTCCTTACTAGTTTAAACTTGCTCATACGAGCCTCCATTAATGTAGGTATCTGTTGTTCTGCATAGCAATTACTATTACTCCATTAGACTGCAGGAAGGCAATACTCTCCTTCTCACAATCATCAAAGCTACCTTCAAACACTACAAGTGCTATTCCAGAAGCAATAATGGTTTTAGCGCAGTTAAAGCAAGGGGGTTTAGTTACATACAGAGAGGCACCTTCAGCACTCATAGTAGACTTAGCTACCTTGGCGATAGCGTTAATCTCAGCATGAATTACTTCTGGCTTAGTAATAAGCATACCGTTAACGGCATCCTCACAGGAGTTGTTATACCCATGAGGAGTACCGTTATACCCAGAAGAGATTACTTGATTATCCTGAACGATAACACAACCCACCTTCTCTTTATTCGCTTTACTATGGAGAGCTACAGACTTTGCAAAATTTATATAAGTTACGTTCCAGTCCAGAACTGTTTCCATGTCTCACTCCCTTGTTTCTCCGTGCCACTTCATAGGCGAACCTTTCGCTGCCCACTCATCGGCTTTGTGATTGTAATAGACAAGATAACCCTGCCTGCTTGTTTCTCTCTTACACTCATCAGGCATACACATAGGAACCGTAGTAGGTCCTACATGCGGGATACCTTCAGGAGGAACTGAGAGTAGCTCCCCCATCTTAGTTATGGTTAAGTGAGTCTTGTCATAACGCTTAGTATACACCCGACCAAGAGCCATCATGACTCTGTAGACGCGCATATAGTTATCGTTACTGGCTCGAACCCACACTGCTGTTGGATGATTAACATGAGTTTTCTTATACAGCTTGTCTTTGCGAGGGCTATTGTAAAAATGATGGGCAGTGCTCAATAACTGAGCATACTCCAGAATCATCTTAACAACATGCTTATCACAATGAGCTTCTGCGCAGTCATCGTCATCATCATCTAAGTCAAAAAAGTTCATATCAATGAAATCCTATAGGTCTCTTCATTAGTTCTTTAAGCTCAGGGGTAGTCTCGATCTTAAGTTTAACCTCGTCTCTCAGCATTGACACTACACGATCAAAGTCGGGTAACTCTGGCTCATAGAGTGATCTCTCTTTAACAACCTTAAAGTCACCAGTAGTTAAAAAGTCAATGTGAGGTATGCGCTTATTCCTGAATCTACTTTTGAAGAACCTCTTAAACGCCAGCTTCTGCTGTTCATGCGTTAAGAAAGAGAACTCCATCTTCAAGTAGAATCTGCGAATAACAGCAGGATCAAGAGACTTAACAAAGTTAGTAGTACAGATAACAATTCCTTCAAACTCATCAAGACTTGTAAGAAGCTGGTTAGTCATTGTTCTGCTATACTCTTTGTTAGTAGACGATCTGTTTCTTGCTAACGAATCAATCTCATCAAGAAGCAGTATACTACGACCACCTTGGCTCTCCTTAAACACTTGAGATAGCTTCTTCTCACCTTCACCGATATACTTATCTTGTATATCTGCGTAAGATCGCTTAATCAGCTTCAAGTCTAACTCAGCAGCCATGTGCTCTGCTAACGCTGTTTTAGAAGTACCGGGGGCACCATGAAACAAACAGGTAATAGAGTTAGGTTGATCAGCCTTGGGTTTAGCAAGGATAGCTTTAACCCTGCCTATGAAGTCAGTAGCTTCAGGCTTAGTGTTAACCAGACCTTCTTCAAAAGGAATCTCATTGTTTCTGACTCCTCTCTTAGTGTTAGGGCTAACACGCAACCCCTTGCCATAGTTAATACTCTTAGGCATCTTGTGCTGTGCTTCAGCCTCCTCTTCTACAATAACTCTGACCTGAGTTAAACCTACGTATATAGAATAAACCTCATCTTTAGTTAGAGTAACAGGAGAAGCTTTAAGGCTCACCCCCGCAATCTCTTTACTTAGATTAGCCTTACACCACTCTCCCACAGCATACTCTTTTTCAGTAGTACCTCTGTCTGGTTCTTGTCCTTTACCTCCTCCTAGCATAGCAGCGAACATGTGCTCGATGTCTTCATTGTTCTCTTCACCGGGAAGTGAACTAGGAACACCCTCAAGCTCTCTTTTATAAGCGGCTAACTCATGACCTAGCCAGTACCTGAATGCATCAGATCTCAGTGCAGGCTCAGCTAAGTTTTCGCTTATCATCACCACAATATTTTCTCTAACGTCATATCGCCCATAAGACACCTGCTGATTAGACTTTCGCTTTACCAGCCGATGTGTATCCATGCAGGCACTGTACTTACAAGGTCTCTTAACAAAGTGACACTGTAGGTTATCCCTGCTAAGAAAAGCTTTTACCTCTTGGGTGATAACGCTGAACTCTTCTTCGGAAATGTTTGTTGCTTTTTTCATACTATTCTCTCTAGATGTCTACGATAAGTTCATCCTCTGTCTCTACAACGCTAATCGAATCTTTAGCCCCAGAATAGTTAAGTCTACCTGTATGGTAGTCATAAACTGCTTTACCCGCTGGACCTGTAAGACCTGTGTATCGACACTTCAGAACTGCTAACTTTATGGTATTGCGTGTGTCTGAGGAATCAGCATTCAAGTTTCTGGCAAAAGCAAATATATCGTAAGATATCTGCTTAATAGAACCTGAACCCCTGATGTCATCAAGGCTTGCGAGTACACCATCTTCAAATGATTTACCTGACTCACCCATTTTACGAAGGTGAGACACAAGACCTAACCACACATTACGACGCTTAACCATTCGGCTAAGAGTATTCATCGCCTTATCCTGAGCTTCATTGCCCTGCAGACCATCAAAGCCCTCTGAAGTAAGAAGAGTTATGTGATCTAAGAACAAGTGTGTACAGCCAGATAATGCCATCCACTCAAGATTGTCAATGATTTCAGAGCCTAACTTGCAGTCCTCATGATTAAGGATTACAACTCTTCCGCTTCCAAATACCTTGTCAAAGCCTACTTTAAGCTCCTCCAGCGGTATCTCATCTTTTGCAGGGTTTCTGTTTATAGCTAACCCAGCAAGTCTTCGTGCTGTCTCTGCAGGGGACTCTTCAAGTGACACAATGCCAATCTTACAGTCTTCTGCGCTACTCAGCAGATGAAACATAATCTCTCTCATCATAGTGGACTTACCGGAGCCAGTGCCAGAAGTAAACAGAGTGATCTCTCCTCTGCGCATACCTTTAGACTTATCATTAAGCCCTTGAAGACAGGGTGGGTATGAGACAGACTCAATCTCTGAGTAGTTCTCAAGAGACTCCCACAGTTCTTCAACGCTTATAATAGAAGCAGGTTGCCAATCAGTAGCATCCCAGATAGCACGCATAAGAGTCTTGTAGCCATGCTTAACAAGAACATCACAGGCGTCTTTCTCTGGTAGAGTAGCAATCTTAACTTTGTCTGCACCAATAATCTTACAGGCAACTTCTGTGGCTTTCTGTCCCTGCTCGTCTTGATCAAAACAGATAACTACTTCGTCAAATGATCTAAGGTATTTGATTTGGGCACTGAGAGCCTTCTTAGCTGAACCAGCGCCAGCAGGGATAGACACAACAGGATAGAACCTGTCATACTCCTCAAAAGAAGCTTGAGCTACTGCTAACGCATCTAACTCTCCCTCAGTGATAATAATTCTCTTCCCCGTTGCAGGGAATAACCTTTGACCAAAGAGCTCTGGGGGTGTTACCCCTGCAGGCTCTGAACGGAAGTCTTTAGGTAACTTCCGGACTTTGTAGCATACTACTTCTCCTTCTTCGTTGTGGTATGGGTACCAATGCTCAAGAATTTTTCCTCCGGGGGATTGCTCAATAGACTTAACCCCGAAGAAGGCGGCAACTTGTTTAGTGATGTGTCGCTCCCTAAATCCTCTGTCCCTTCCTTCTTTTGGCTCAACCAAATTAATTCGTTGGAAGTTGCTCTTCGCATTGTCACTCCTTGTAGTGAAATCAATAATGTTACTACCCTCCTCAGATAGCTCGCTGGGTTTGAAGTAGCTCTCACAGGAGAAACAATAACCGTGTCCATCAGAGTAAACTTGCATTGCATCTGATGAACCACAACTTTCATTAACGCAAGTTTGGTTTCTACTCACAATGTGAGAATCTATTTCATTCACACCTTCGCCTCCTTGGGTATGCTCTTGTTAATCTTAGACAACTTATTCGGGGGAATAAACTTAATAGCAGAGATCTGACCGTTGTAATAGATACGCTTACCGTTCTCAAATCTAGCCCTGAGAACATCACGCTTTACTTGCTCTTCTACCTCAGCATAAACCAAATCACCTCTGCAGGAGTACTCACCAAGACATATAAACCTTACGTGCTTAAGGCCGTTAGTCTTGATGTGCTCCGCCAGATGTGTTGAAGAACCTGCGTAGGTTCGCCAGTTAGTTTCTTTACCGTAGTTTCTGCTACTCTTCTTTCCCGCGTGCTTGTATTGCTTTCGGCCAATATACTTCATATTGGTTTTGGTACACCATATGATGTACGTAAAGCCGAAGTAAAGATCTGGGCGCATCAACTCGTGATACTCCCAGTGTCCGTTGTCAAGTGTATTTTTATTTTTATTAGATCTTGAAACGCTCATCCTTGAATCTCCTAATGTAGATCAAGTCACCTGTTAATTGTAGTTCGGATTCCCAGTCATCTCCGTATTGGTCTCTGTAAGCTTGGATGACTGCTTTCCTGCGATTACCATAGGCAACGCCCTCAAGAAGCTTCTCCGCCCTCTTAGTGCCAATTCCGGGTAAGCCGGGAATGTTGTCTGCGCTATCACCCATAAGCAGCTGTTTGCTAAGCAAATAGTCTGCAAGGTCATCATCAACATGGCTTATTAAGCCTTTACGAATATTGAAGTGAACACCGGGAATAGTCAGCAAGTCTTTATCGATTGAGGCAATAGCATATTCTAGCTCGCTATCCATGCACTCTTGAGCCCATTGTGCGAGGAGGTCATCAGCTTCTTGACCGTGGGCTTCCTCAGCATCATGGCATTGCACCATGTAGTCTCTTAATCGATTAATGAAGGCTCTATGCTCCTCATTGCCTTCCTTGTTACGGTTTCCTTTATAGTCATCAAAGAACTCATAACGAAAGTTATCATCACCTTTAACTGCAATTCGAGTATCATCTGCAAATACGCAGTCAGTGATATCCTCAATTAGGTGACCTAGCTTGACTTGTGCTTCTTCCTCTGTGTTGTCGTAGGCTGCAATATAAGCAATGACATCACCGTCTATTAAGCAAATCATTACCTAATACCGTAGGTGTTAGCTCGAGACATAATACGGTCTCGGTGCTCGATAAAGTGCTTACTACCTTGTCGGTAGTTAATCTTATTCGCGTTAGCCTTCCAGAACAAAGTGACAACCTGCTCTACTGAATCGTAAGTCCATGTTGCGGAAGGAGTTGCGTAAGAGGTGTAGCGGTAATATGTGTTATTC